TTATTCCTTTTTGTATTTCTTACATTTTCCCGTATTCTCCATAACTGCATCGGGTTTCGAAATTTTATACTTCAGGCAAGTACCTACGTCATAATCTCTATCAGGACGTTTGTAGGCGCAATCCTTGCATTGCTTAGGATCTAATGGATCTCCATAAAAAGGCTCTGTCAAATTACTATATTCTCGCATTTGTATTTCCTCCCTTTTTAAAGCCTCAGAAATCTCGTCTATTCGTCCAGATTGAAGGGGACGCCTGGAGAATTAACCATGGTTTCTTTATGATATTCCCACACTTTATTTTTCAGGTCTTCCTTAAAACCATCAGGTGGAAAACGACGTTTATCGCTTCCAATAGCATACTTTCCTGGAAACGTCTTCAATCCCTCCGCTATGGCTTTTCTTTTTTCCAAAGGAATATCAGTCGTTTTTTTCGGAACTATCACATAGGTAATGTGATTCAAGTAACTGTAAGGTTGCCGAAAAACCCTGATTTCCCGAAAAAACAAACGCACCAAGTAATACCAATGGTTGTCCATTTCCACCATATAGTCGTCTCCGTCTGACGTATAGAAAAGGATTTTGTTAGGTTTCGCCTTCATGCGCCAGCCCTCCTTATTTGACTTGCAAACATGCTGTATTTTTTGAGTCTCGGGATTCTCGGCTATTCTTTTTTGTATTCTTTACATTTCTCTTTGTTTTCCATAACTCCCCAGGGTTTTATGGTTTTATACTTTAAGCAGTCTTTGACATCATAATCTCGATCAGGCCGTCTAAAAATGCAATCTTTGCATTGCTGTGGGCTCACTGGGACTCCAATAAACGGTTGAGTCAAATTGCTATTTTTACGCATCTTTGCTTCCTCCCTTTTTAGGGCTTGGGGAAGTTCGGCTATTCGTCCAGATTGAAGGGGACGCCTGGTAATTCTTCGAGAATTTTTCTTCCCATTGCAAGCCATGGGTTAGAGAAATTTTCGTTGAATTTTCCATCAAGGATAGCAGGCAAACCTACATGGTAAGGGAATGTTTTAATCCCTTCTAACAGATTTTTCCTTACTTCCAGCGGAATATCACTGGTCTTTTTGGGCACTTCAATATAAGGCTGGTGATTAACATAGCTTAAAGGCTGCTCATAAACAAGTATTCTTTTTGCACCCAGCATGACTAAATAATACCAATGGTTGTCCATTTCCACCATATAGTCCGTTTTATCGGAATCGTAAAACAGAATCCGTTTAGGTTTCGCCTTCATCAGCCCATCCCTCCCCCATCTGCTTTCTTACTTCAGAATACACCGTTTTTCTTCCAAAGTAAAGGACGACCCGTTGCAGGAAAGTCGGGAAAAATGGACAGTCTATACATGAGGCCACGGTTCCCCGTGTATCCTTTCTACAAATTTTGAATTACCAGGCTCCGTGGAAACACACCCCACCATCGGTGATTGACGAAGGGCCGCAGCAGCCTTTATAATCAAGGTATCACAAACCCCTTCTGACTGTAGAAGGCGGCTGTGTCAAATCGGGGAAACCCCTGCAGCCTGCAACCCTCGTCAGGCGCAGGTTCCCCAGCTTCCTTCGTGGCCGCACTGCTCTTATTGCCCAGGCAGTGCGGCTTTTGTTTGTCCGCACAAGCGTTTTTGCGCATCAAAAAACCAGGTACATTCTTTGGGAATGTACCTGGTTTTGGATAGGTCCGCAGGGGACCCAAAAATTATCTTTTAGAAAATAGGAATATCCCTTTATCCCCTGTATTGCCGGGGCTTTCTTTATTTTTTGTACCCTGCAAATGCCCTTTGGATTTATAGTGGTAGTTGCTGTCCGAGTCGTATGGTGTTCATCCCAATTGCGGAGCACCGGAAATCTGTAGTATAATGACATATGAGACTATGCCATTATAGATGGTACTCAGATTTACCGGTCATGGAAAATAAAATGGCGGTTTTATCCTCCATGGCAACAGCCCTTTATGGATTCACCCCGTATTGGGCTGTTTTTTATGCTCATTTTCTCGTTTTCCCCTTGATGCCATTCTACGCTTCCGCATTTGCCCTGACATCGTTTTTTGCATTTCCTCGATTACTTATTACTTGCTTGCGCGGAAAAATAAAAACGCTCATAGGGCAACCTCGCGAGTGTATTTTATCCTCTTTTTCCATGAACATCATTTTCCTCGTTTTTTGGGGCTAAATAGCAGAATAATCAATATTCTATTTGCATTTTTGAAACACTAGAGGTAATATCGACACAATAAAAGAAGAACTATTATCAAGGAGGAATAAATCATGGAACGGTATCCTAATCTGAAAATCATTGAAGCGCTGCAGAGAAAGTATCCCGCCGGTACGCGGATCCGTCTTGTGCAGATGGATGATCCCCAGGCGCCTCCCATCGGAACGATGGGAACGGTGATCTGTGTGGACGACATCGGGTCCCTGCTGGTAGCCTGGGATAACGGCTCCACACTCAGTGTGGTGTACGGGGCCGATACAGTCCACATCCCCTGGACCAATGCATACGAAAAGATTCCGGCCTTCCTGCTTGCGGTGCCTGACAAATAAATAAAAACGACCCCCGCCCGGACGAATCCGGACGGGGTGTTTTGTCATTTGGCAGCCCAGGCCACTAAGAGACCGGCAGCTACTACTTCCCAGGTGTTCCGCTGCGCCTTAATCCGTAGCCGGGTCCTTTTCTCCTCTTTCGCGGATTCCATCAAGGACCTGTTGACAGTCTCTAATGAGTTCTCCTGATTTTTGGAGGCCATCGTCAACAGATCCAGCTGCTTCTTCAGCTCGCTGGACTGCTTCCTGGCCTCGTTCAATTCTGTTTTCGACGTCGCCAGCTCTTTGCGCAGCGCTCTCACTTCCTGCTGTGATTGCTCGTTGCTGTCCTTGAGCTCGTTCAAGTTGCTGCTGAGCCGTTCCAGTTCGCTCTGCGTCATCATATACACCGGCTCCCGTGTGGTAGCCGATGCCGAAGCCGAGGCCGAAAATGAGCAAAGCAGCAGCAATCCGGCGGTACCAATCAGGGAGGCAAGGAGCCTTGATTGTATCATCATCTTTATTCCTCATTTCCCATTGCTTGAGCATAGTCTGTCACCCCACGGGCGATGGCCCGAGCGAAATCATCATACCCTGTCCGCAGAAGTTCCGAATCTTCACCGTTATCGATGAATGCAGTCTCCACCAGGCAGGCCGGCATATCGGTATGCTTTAATACCATGAGCCCCGGCATGACCTTGACCCCTCTATCTGTGGTGTTGATGCTGGCCACCATCTGCGCCTGGATTTTTTCGGCCAGTCTGGCCCCGTCCGTACCCTCTGCAAAGCACCAGGTCTCAGTTCCCCGGGCATCATGTCCGGCGCAGGCATTGCAGTGGATGGACACAAAAACGTCGGCGCCCCATCCATTGGCATCGTCGCAGACAGCCACCGGGCGGTCAGAGTACTCGCTATCATTGCACAAGTTGTCGCTCTGGAGCATCCGGACCTGGCACCCGGCGGCTTCCAGGTACTGTTTAGCCAGGGCTCCGATCCGGGCAGCTACGTCGCACTCCCGCAGGTCCACATCCCCATTTCCATCTGTATGGATAGCGCCGCTGTCATATTCCAGGTCATGGCCTGGGTTGATGTATACTTTCATTTTCTTCTCCTTCTTTCTTTTCCCATTCATCGGGAACGCCGTCTTCATCTTCATCCACCAGGCTCTTCCCGATGAAGCCTATGGCTGCGATGAAGGACACACCGGTCAGAGTCTGGAGCAGCATGTTCAGGGCCGGGAGGTCCACCCGCCCCAGGGCTGCCCACAGCCAGATCCAGCCGGCCCAGTATAAAAGGATGCTGCCGATAATCAGAAGCATCAGCACGATTACCAGGGCACGGGGCAGGCCTCGGACCTTCATGCGGCCCAGGGAGCCCATAAGGCTCAGCAGCACCCCGTGGATGCCTTTCATTCCCGTACCTCTTCCGGCATGTGGAGAACGGCTTCATGCTTGGCGCTCATGACGCCGTTGTCCGCCAGGTGTTCGTAAACTCCGTACATTTCCTGCCAGACCTGCTTTTCTTCCGCCGTGGGGGCGGACCTCTGGAACCGGATATACATATCGTTGAGGGACGCCCTCAGAATCAGCTGCATCCCCTTTCTCACGGCCTGCAGTCCGGTTACGTAGGCAATCACATAACCCGCCAGCCCGCCCAGCAGCAGGCTCACCAGCGTGCTCATTCCTTCAATCACAATTGCATCCAAAATATCACTCCCTTTTTCGCATCAAAAAAGCCCATCCCCAAATAGGAATGAGCTTAGAAATATGAAGCTGTTTCAGCCATTAAATTAGGCCGTTCGTTTCCAATAGGCTACAACGATATAAGGCTGACGGTTTTCGTGATAGCCATTGCCACCTGCACTACTAGTGGTAAAAGTATGCGTATGGGCTCCAGACAAGCTCGTGGTGCGATTCTGCGTCTCCTTTAAATATCCGGAGTAGTTGTTTCCGTCGATATTGGCCGTCCTAGCATATGATGTATAGGTGTGGTTATGTTCCCCTGCAGAGCTTGTGGTCCCAGAGTGAGTATGGCCCGGGGCTTCCTGCAAAGATAACTTATGTTTTGCTTCACCGCCTGTCTCTCCGTTATTGTAGGTATAATTAGTCCCGTTTTCAGAATATGTTCCTGCTCCTACAAGAGTACGCCCTTGAGCAAACTGTACCCACGTCATCCCTGACCATTTTGTATTGGGGTCAGTATCATCAGCAAATGCAAGTACGGAACCTACTGGGTGCACAATCTTAGCGATGTCGGATTCAGTAAAAAGAGTTTTCCATGTTCCATCTCCGGCCAGAGCTTTATTCTGGTCTCCGACCGCTGGGGCCGGTACTAACCCCGCGGTCCCATTTGCATCTGAGGTCGCTCCTGTAAATGCTACCGAAGTTTCCAAAATCTGGTTAATAGACTGCTGTGCAGCCGCAGCACTGGCTTCAGACGCCTTTGCCGCAGCCTGGCTTTCTGCCGCTGCAGTTGCGCTCTTACCTGCATTCGTTTCTGCAGTCTGTGCCGCCGTTGCAGAGCTGCCAGCACTGGAAGCAGAAGACGCCGCTTCTGTTGCGCTCTTCCCGGCTGCTGTAGCAGAACTTGATGCAGCATCACGGGCTGCTTCAGCAGACGTTTGCGCAGTAGCCGCGCTGGCCGCTGATGCAGCCGCATTACCTGCCTGCGTTGTAGCAGTGCTGGCCGAGTTCGCGGCTGCAGTTGCTGATTTCTGAGCACTTGTCGCATTCGCAGCAACACTGGTTTCAGACGCCTTTGCAGCCACTTGAGAGTCGGCAGCCTGTGAAGCGCTGGCAGCAGCTGCGGCAGCATTAGAAGCTGTTGCGGCATTAGACGCTTCAGCAGTTTCAGCTGCACCTTGCGCGCTGCTCACGGCTTCATTCATAGCAGTGACTTTAGCTTCGGCGTCCTCTTCGTCCCAAACAGTGGTGGAAGCACTGTACCTAGTGCCTCCGGCCCCGCCCAGGACCATTTTATATTTCCCAGATGTTTTCTTGGCGAAAACCATTTCCCCCTCACGCAGAGTAGGGTCTACCGTTGACCAGTTCGTATCAGTATCTGTAGAAAACTGGATTCTTGCATTTGTTTCCATTTCGTTTCCCCCTTATGCAGTGCGGACCCACATATACACTGCCAGATATTGCGGCCGGCAGTCCCAGGCTTTTCCTTCGCCAGTACTTTTAACTGTTACCGTGTGGCCGTGCCCGCCTTCCCATGAAGTTCTGCCAGACCAGGATCGAGAGGCGTCAAAGTTAGCAGGAGTGATATCGTGCCACTTGCTGCTTTCGTTAAAGTCTGCACCCTCGATGTTTGAATTGGTACCCTCATTGGCAAAAGCGCCATAGACATTTCCGTTCCATCGGCCCGTGTGTGTTGGCAGCATAAGGTGGCCGGTGATATTCATCGAGCCTCGGCCGTGATCATGGTAGCCATTCGTAGAGCACGTAACTTCATGGTCGTGTACTGGCATTTCGGCTTTGGTGTTTGTATGTGTGTTGCTGCCACCCGTAGCCCCAGCTGCCACTGTTTTCCCGGCACTCATAAGGAACGTTTCTTCTTTCAGTAATTTCCACGTGGTCCCAGCATATTTTTCAGCCGGGTTGGTTGAACTCTTTGTAAGAATGATTTCCCCCACCTCTGGAGTGGCAAATGCTTTGAGGGTCTTGACCAGTTCAGTAAGGTCAATGTTCCCCTTTTCATCCGGTTTTATATTATTGACGCTGCCCGCAAAAGTGTGCCGCATATTTGCCACCAGTTTGCTGTAGTCAGAATCCAGGGCATCGAACCCAGCCTGCACGATTACTTGGGCCATAGCAGCCGCCATAATGGACACTTGCTTATAGAGCTTGTTATGCAGAGCTGGTTCGGCGATACCCGGAACCACCCCGTTGATACGCTGGGTGTCTGTTTGATATACGCTGTCGGCTTCAATGTCGCTTGCCGCGACAGATTCACCGAAAACAAGAAAATTGGAATTCGCCATTTATTTCCCTCCTCAGGTTCCGGACCCGCTGCTGTTAGAGCCGGAAGTATCAGTTTTAGTAGTTTCAATCCAGTGAGAGTTATACCCATTGTAATTGAGCGTATTATACTTGTATGCAAAAATCGGAAGCCCTTCCGTGGAAATGAAGCTCATCAGATTAATCCGGACCCCTTCCGGTTTCGGGACAATGTATCCATGGGCAATCAGCTCCTGCATAAGCTGACTATAGTCGCCTAAAAGTACAATGTTATAGCTCATATCCTGAAGGTCCTGGATCTGCAGTTTCTGATTTGCTGGGAATAGTACATTCCACATTTCGTACAGATCTGCAACCGATCCTTTCCAGATATTCTGGATGATCTTACATTTGATCATAGTCCGATAAACATCATCCGTGATAAAATGATCTGCCTCAAGGTATTGTGCTACCCAGCCAACAACTATGGTTTTCGCGTCAGAAGATTTAACTGCGACTGGAGTTTCAATAGTATCATAAATACTAGTTGCCCCTGTATCAGCTACCATTTCCGATGGAGACGGGCATTTAACATCACTGGTGGCAATAGCTGAAGGCGAGAAATTCAGATTACGAGACACCCCCACGATAGCCCCCAGGATATCTAACTGTGCATCAGCCGCCGTATCAATATCGAACTGGTCGATCATTTTTAAAATTGCTATATCCAACTTGCAGCCATAATCCACCATTCCGCGGACCATATCGTTAAATTTAGGGCTCCCCCTGTATTCAGAGGTCATTAACCCCCTATAGTATTCTTTTTCGTTCGTCCGCATGATTACACCTCTACCGTGATGTTGTCATATACCGGCTGGGCAACCTCATTATAGGTGATAGCCATATCCACCGCAGACTTGCTGTCCGCAGTTCGCCCAATCAGCAGCTCTGATACCCCAAAGGTAGGTTTATAGACATTGGTGTTGCAGTCCGTAATGACCCCCATGAGGAGAGAATAGGATAGAGTCTGCCCGATTTCCAAAGACTTGATATAGCCGTAAACAGCAGCCTGGATTTTGGCCTTGGTCCCGCCCACATAACCAGTGTACTTTGCCACTTTTACCGATACGAAAACAGGGACGTAGGTGGGCCGGCTGAATCTGACTTTATTGGGATAATCATTTACATCAACGACTTCCACCTCTGTAGTTCCGTTGGTATAACAACCAAGTCCCTTATGGTAGAGGATACTCTCTGCAATCTCCGTGTCAGTGCCTCCTTCAACAACGCAGGTAACTGAATGAGGCGGCAGCCCGTACGGGTTATTGTCAGCATCCACCTCAGAGATATTCGTATCATTCTCATAGCAGGCTACCCGGGTAACGTTGTCCAGAGCAATCAGTGCGCCACGAGTTCCCGCTAACATGCTTTGGGAAGGATTGGCTACCGAAATTTCCTGCCGTTCTCTCAGCTCTGCATCAGTTTCTTCTGCAACGCCGGGGACCGCCGTAGAGTTATTGGTCACACTGACCCAGCCGTATGTAGGGGTATTGATTTGGGAGATATCTCCTACGCCAGCTGTCTTTGCACCGGCTGTTTCGCAGGTTACTGTGGTCGTAAGAGTCCCATTAGAACCGATAACCACCGACGCCGGCAAGTCCCAGATCAGTCCGGATGTATCTTTAACGGATCCCTTTTTGATTTCTGTAAAAGGAGTCCCCGTAAGCGTAACCTCACACGTACTGTAGCCTGCCGCCTTCCTCTCCAGCCCGTTCAGTTTTACAATGGAATCAAGGGTTGCCCCGATTGCCGTTTGTGGGCTCCTGGCGTTATAGGCGTACTGTACAGCCTGGTAAGAATCCGCGATCTTCAGTGCCAGGATCGAAAGAAACTGGTAATCCGCCGCGTCGTTTCCCAAGTATATATCCTGGCCATAAATGGACTTCATCAGGTCGATCATATCTTCAAGGATATCCTGGTACGTCGGCAGATGCAGACCGGACGAATCAATAAATGGAGTAAAATAACTCACGCTGCTTTCACCTCCTCATTAGTTACACTGAGCGTCCCGTATTTCGTTTCAACCAGAGCTCGGAAACCATAGTTCCGGTTTTCAAAGCTGGAAGTCCAGGCGGTAATGGCCAACACTCCTTCTGTTTCTGAGATCCGGTCCCGGATAATGAGGTCGACCGCCTGCTGGTTTTCCGGTCTGCCAGAAGTTCCCATAATCTTCTGCCACAAGGGCAGCCCGTCTTCCTGGTCTTCCCACCATTCCCCATAAAGAAGGAGCAGCCGGCTTTTGATGGCCTGGGCTACAGCTTCTGCTCCGCTCAAATAGTTGGATGTGCCATTTCCAAACGTATAATCCCAGTCTTTGCTGAGTCTTCGGTAAATCATGCCACGCCTCCTGTATTTCCACCACCGGTCTCGACTCCACTATGTTTGTGGCCGATGAAGTTCTTTCCATCAATCATAGTGGAACCTCCAATAACAACAGAGCTTCCCAGGATAGAAACAGTCCCGCCCACAATGTTAATGGAGTTCCCGGACAGCTCAATGTATGCCTCGCCGCTTTCTGTTCGAAGCTGTGCGGATTTCGTGCTGTAGTTCGGGACTATCCGCGGCTGGCTCCAGGGGCCCGGGATTGCATACCCATCAGATAGATCATGCCGCCTGCAGTCAATTTGGTTCTGAACCCCGCCAGACTGCCACCAGGCATCCATGCAGTTGTCACCGAACACAACCAGGCACTCATCTCCTTTTTGCACCGGAAGCGTAAGCAGGTATCCGCCGGCCCTTGGAAACACAATCGGTACATCCACTAAAAGTGGAACCTCTTCCCAGGTCTCTTCGCCATCGTTGTAGCGTTTTTCCCGGATAGCCAGCTGCACACTGACGGTCTGGGTTTCAGGGTCAAAAGACTGGATAATGCCAGGAGAAGCTACCCGTGTCTTGATAGCCCGGCTTCTCGCCTTGTTTTTTTCATTTACGCTGCGGGAAGGATCCCGTTCGTTCATAGGAATCACAACGTCATACCCCCATCCCATTGTTCTTCGTATTTGCCAGCATAGCCGGCAGCGTTCCCTTGCCATATCGGGAAATTCCCTGGCAAGACGTATACCAGTTTGTTCCTCGGGTGTCGCCCGAATGCGTCAGTGCTGTTACCCTGTAGATCCATTCGTCATCCAGAGGTGCCTGCTGCTGCCCTGGCGAAACCTGAGCTTCGTTGACTTCACTGTTCTTCAGCTTAACCAAGGTGCCCAGATGAATAGCAGGATTCAGGAGCAGCTTGAAGGATACCCCGAACTGCGTTTGCTGGGGCATTCCGACAAGGCCCGTATCGGGCGTCACAACTAGAGCTTCATCGTTTGATATATCCTGCAGACGGGTAACATGCAGGGTCCCATCTTCCACATAGTAATCTGCAGCATTTCCCCTGCAGATATCTGCGATGTAGTCCGTCGGGTCCCCAAAGAACACCTTTCCTCTGGGAAGGGCCTGCAGAGACAGCCCGTCAGTAATTGTCCCCGTGCTTGCTGGGATCTTCTTTTCCGCACTGTCACACACGGTCTGCAGGGCTTGCCGCTGGTTCAACCCCTTGTTCACGGTTTTCTTGATGAAGTTCAGATGCAAGGGACTGTCACCATCAATGGCTGTAAGGGTCAGGACATAGTCTACGTTGGATTCTTTGGAACGGCTGGACCAGATGATCTGCCCATCAAAGATTTTCCCGTACTGAAGTTCTACGTCAACCGTTTGAGAAGTGACCGTCTGTCCGCTGGCTTTAGCCGCACTGGCCTGCTCATCTGTAAGTACATTCCCAGAACTATCTACGTTGGCATTTTCCTGAACCGTCGTAGAATAGCCGGCTTCGATGATGAGCCGGTCCCCTTCGTCAATCAGCTGCTTTTCCGTAGCCGCAGTCAGATTATAGATTTTGCAGGTAGCATAGAACCCGTTCTTGTCCCGACTCTTGTGGACTTCAAAAGTACAATGCAGTTCTGACACGTTCAGGGCTTCATTGTCGTTTTTATCTGCAATGAGGATTTTCCATTTCCGAAGCCATAATTTCCCGTTCAAGAATCATCACCCCACACCAGAATAAACGTCGACCCCAAGGTAGTGTTGTCTGGCTGCTGCAGATCGCTGGCCTCATTTTTTACTACATATGCGCTGCCAATATCCAAATATTTGAACTGTCCCAGTAAATCAATACCGCAGACCAGTGGCAGCATATCAATCAGGGTTTTCCCTGTCGCATAGTCAATGACCGTCGCAGTCCAGTAATCGCACAGATCATGGTACCTGAGGCACAGCTTGATATGAATGTTTCTTGCCCCGCCGTCCAAGGTCAGTTTGAACGTTTGTTCACTAAAAGGTACGTTGGTAAGCGGGATTTCTGACCATGCCATTTAATCACCTCAATTCATGCCGGCTGCAATCTCGCCCTGGCGCATAACAGAAGTCGGGGTCTCTTTGGGCTGGGCTTCACCGCGTTTCGCTGTACCTGCGGAAGTCCAGTTCCTGGCCGAGACCTTTTCCGTGGCCACGCTGGCCATAATGATCTGCTGCATGTTCACATTGGCCCGCAGCCCCGTCAGTGTGTTGGGGCCATCCTCTACAGTAATTCCCTGGATAACCATATTCGGAAACTGGTTCATCCGGGTAAGAACCGTAATAGGCTGGTGGGACTGCATCAATTTGACGAGTTCCCTGTAGGCCGAAACAGATTTGGTATACGCACTGCAAAACTGGCCGGAGACCATGGTGGCCATGGCATCGCTCATGCCAATTTCCATCGAAATACTTACCGGGTTATCATACATATGATCTGAGATATTGGCCCCGTTTTGGACCGGGTGGGATGTTACTGTAGCCGTATGACTGGTAGTCGTAGAAAACACTGCGTCAAAGAATAGCCCGCCAATATTGGTTTTGCAATAGACCAGTTCTTCCACCCCAGCAGCAGGCCATTGCGGCGGCCGGTACCCTCCCTGGATTGCCTGCAAGAAAGCAGCCGTCTGGCTGCTGTCATTGATCAAAGATACAGCCAGATCAGACAGCCCGTTTAAAGATAGATTCATTTATACAAGCACCCCTCTTCCTGCGCGCGCTGCTATACGCTCGCTAATGTCTTCAAAGTTGCTTCCCCCTTCCTGAGCCGGAGCCTTGGATACATTGATCTGGATCGCCCCGATAGAAACTTCTGTTCCGGCCTGGCTGCCAACACCTTCCGGAGCCACCATAGGTGTGTACCCGCTGGACGCAGCAGCATAGGAATTGCTGTTAAAGAAGCTGCTTCCATTCCCGACAAGGCTGTTCCCAGCCCCGCCATAGCCACCTCCAGCAGTTCCCTGGCCGGCAGCTTGGATATAAGCATTGGTAGAACCATACCCGGTAATATTCCCAAACCACTCCTGAGCGGTATCCAGGTCAATGGTCTTGATCCCGCCGTCAGACTGGCGGTTAATCATCATATTTCCACCAAGGGAAATCCCTACATGAGAGGGGAAGAATACAGCGTCCCCTGCATCAGGGGTGTATCCTGGGCCTCTCATGGCATTGCCGTATGCTGTCTGCATCGAGCCGATATCATCCACAGCCGGAAAATTTACGCCCAGATTGCGGAGATAAGCGGAAGCAAAACTGGCACATTGTACAGCAGGATCTGTATTGCTCCCGTCCGGGTCCATCCATTGATACCCCTGCTGCAAGCTTCCAGCCAGGCCCGTTACCGAACCAGCAGAAAGATTCCCGTTATCATCCAGATTAGCGCTCAGGTTGCCAATATCATTAGAGGCCATACCACCATTAGCACCACCGGAAAAAGAGCTTCCAAAGCGGAATCCTCCAAGATTATCATACTTTACATGGGTTTGAGCTTTACCAAATCCGCCAAGGCCCCCGGCTAATTGGCTAGCCGCTCCCAACAGGCTTTTCCCTGCTTCCTGGAATCTTCCCTGTGCCACGAGAGCCAAAGCTTCGATAATTTTTGCAAAGACACCGACAAAAGAAATTCCCGACTTAATGCCTGTGGTAATAGCTTCCCCGATCACTTTCCAGTAGGAAGTCCCCTTCGACAACCGGGATGGGCTCTGGTTTTCATCCAGGGAACGATAGAGTTCTGAAATGGATTTTTTCAGATCCCGGAAAGCCTTCGTCAGTTCATCAACAGTTTTGACCCAGGTGTTCTCAATTTCGCCCCAGTCGATACTGTCATTGATTTCCTTGGCAATATTCCCTAACACTCTGAAAATGGTATCCAGAGCCCCGGAGATCTTCCCCAGAATATATTGGATCACACCGCCAATGGTTTTCACCGTATCACTGCGCATGAACTTCAAAACAGTTTCCCACATAGGGGCCAGAGTCTTAGAAGAATTCCATCCCTTTATGCAGTAAACAAAATCCTGAATAAGCAGCATTGCAGTACCCAGGATCATTACCAGCCGGCCAAAGGGGCCAGCGGTAATTGCAGCTCCTACAACTGCGAAAATCCCCGCCCACTTTTTCACACTGGCCGGAAGGTCTTCGACAAAATCGTATACCACGCCCAGCACAGATTTAATGGCATAGAACGCAGAATAGGCAACACCTACGATAGAGGACAAGCCGTTCGCTATTTTCTTTGCCACCTCCGGCAGATTCCGTCTAAGCCGTTCATTCAGCCACTGGATGAACCCCTGGAAGCGTCTTATGAACGGGTCCATGTATTTGATCAGGTAGTAAGCGATCCATTCCCGCAGTGCTTTCATCTTGACCTGCAGGCTCTGGATATCGTACCCGATTTCACGGATCCATTTAAACTGCTGTTCAGCGTCTACCGGCGTGGCCAGCTCATTCATCTCCTGCCGAAGCCGGAAAAACTGTTCACGCAGTTCAGGAACCCAGGCAATATCCTGTTCTGAGACGCCCATGGTCTTCATGGCTACAGACAGTGCTTTAGCGCTATCTCCAGTAATCCACATCTGGGTTCCCAGACGCTTGTACTGCATTTCAGCATCGGCCGTGCTCTTAATCAGGCCCGTAGTTACCTTAACCACTGCCGCGAGGCTAATACCAACGCCTACTGGGATTGCCATCCTGGCCATCCCTTTGAGTGCGTGTACCAGGTCATTAATGGCCGTCTTCGCGGTTTCAAAAGAACCTGTGTCTAAATCCGCACTTAATTTGATCACATATTGTTCCAATAGCGTCATACAATCACCTCACGCTGGGCCCTGGCATTGAGTCCACGTCTAAAAGCCTCATAGATTTCCTGAGGAGTAGCATTGGTACCGGATACATCAACCCGAATAATCCCAAAGCTGATACTGCTGCTTGAAGAGTTGTTCCAATTCGGGTTGGATATAGCAGCAGCGGCGTAACTCGTAGGGGAAACAGCCGGCATAGAAAAAGCTGCCGTATTCCCTGCAAAACCCATCGCCCCGCTTCGGGCACTAATACCGCCACCTGCGGAAGCCATAGCAGCCAAACCATTGGCCGCCCGCTCTTCTTCCACTGCAGCAGACTGATCAGCCGGGCTTTCAAAATCATGGAGGACCGCATCAGAGGCTTCCTTTACGCTGTCCGTAGAGGCTAATACCTGGTAAACGCTGGAATAGCTTTCCTTCAGTTCATTCAGCAGGAATTCCAGCTGCATGCCCAAATCCGCAATGCTCCGTCCGGTCGATTTCGCATACCGGTACAGTGCCCGCTTCCGGTTTTCTGAAGTCCACTGAGCCAGGCCAAAGCCAATACCGTCGCCGGCAAATTCATCCTCACTGATTGAACCATTATCCACCCCGGCCACATAGGCTGCATCGTCAACTCCGCTGCTGTCTTCCGCATTTCCCGGGTTCAGGCCGCTTTCAGCCTGGAGGTTCCCAACAAGGCCGGCGGCACCAGCAGGAGTAAGGCCAGCCTGTACCAAAGCCCCAATAAGCTGACCAGCACCGGCCCCGATTGACCCCATACCAGAATTACCAAAATTGCCTCCTATACCGAAATTGCCATATTCGTTTTCCAGGCTGTTATCACCCATAGCGCTCTGGATCCCTGCGAAAAACGGTATCCCCCACCGGTTGATTGAAAACTGGTGGGCAAACTGGTGCATGGTATTGGCCGCACCTTTGAAGTCTCCGCTGAACACCTGCGACGTTGCTTTCGCCAGCTTTGCAAACAGGCTGACGAATACCGCTAAGGTATTGACCCCGCCTTGAATAGCCCCGCCCAAGAGTTTCCAGAACACCAGATATCTTTGTGCGTCTAACCATCCGGATTTCTTAGCCAGCATAGTAAAGAAACTGTCGGCTGCTTCGTTCAGATCCCAAAAGGCTTTGCCCAGTTCCCCAGCTGCTTTCTGGGCCTCCTGCGCCACGCTATCCCAGTCAATTGCTTCACTGATTTCCGTTATGATTCCTACGACAGTTTTGAGAATCTTTTCCAGGATATTTGCGACTGCCGTTAAAAGCTTTGTAATGATTTCTCCCAGCTTCTTCAGGGTTTCGCTGTTCAGGAACTTCAAGACTTTTTCCCACATAGGGGCTAAGGTCTTTGAGCTGTTCCATCCGTTCGCATAGTACACAAAGTCCTGTACCAGAGTCAGAATAGCCGTAATGGCAATCAGGAAATACCCCATAGGGCCGGAACGGATTGCCGCGAACACAAGGCCAAAGATTGCTGTCCATTTCTTTACCTGGCCGGGGAGATCACCCACAAAATCTAAAATTTCCCCAATGACCGACTTCAAAAGCGAAATCGCCGAATAAGCAATGCCTACTATGGTCGATAAGGCTTTTGCTATCTTCCTGGCAATGGCTGGCATATTTTGCCCAAGTTGGGCATTCAGCCACTGGATGAATCCCTGGAACTCTTTAATCATGGGGCCCAAATACTTGATCAGAAAATAAGCTACCCACTCAGAGAGCATCTTTACGCGCACTTGTAAGGATTGAACATCATAGCCGATCTCCCGGATCCACTGAAATTGTGCTTCCGTGTCTACAGGAGCCGCCATAGCATCCATCTCTGCCCGGAGCCTAAAGAACTGACCCCGCAGTTCCGGTACCCATGCAATGTCTTGCTCAGAAACGCCCATGGTTTTCATTGCAACAGATAAAGCCTTGGCACTTTCAACGGTAGTCCACATTTGTGTGCCAAGGCGCTTATATTGCACTTCAGCGTCAGCAGCGTTTTTGATAATTCCGGCCGTTGCTTTGGTAATAGCTAAAATGCCACCGAACAAGGCAGCAGGTACAGCCACCGATTCGACGCTGCCAATGATCTGTTTGAGTTCCTTGAGGCAACTAATAGCCTGGTTGAAAGACCCTCGGTCAATCCCCGCTCCCAGCTTATATAAATACTCTTCAATCGGTGTAGTTGCCATTACTTATTCACCTCGCTACGGGCCGCCTCCTGAGCGCGGATTTTATTGATCGCATTGGTGTCCAGAAGTTCGTGGGCATCCAGCAAATCATCCAGATCATACGTCCCGTCAAACGTCTCGTGCTGCTTCCACAGTCCAGCTGTTACCGGGGCCATTAAAAAGGCATCCAAATTGGGATATGGAAGCGGGTCAAACCCAATCAGTCTTTCTTTTTGCCTTCCAAGATCGCCGGAGATAACCCGGCTTCTCCGAAAAAATCTCCTACGTTAAAAATTAATGCCTGTACCGTGAGCCCCATGACTGTAAGTACATCGTAGTTCAGTTCCGGGTCTACAAACCGGCCATCTTCCCTCAGCAGTGGTACCGGAAGGAGTTTGCCATCAACGTCGTCCAGCTTAACCACAGTTCGCAGAATCATGGTCTGGATCTCATCAAATTCCTTTCTGGGGAGGGACGGCAAGGTGGTAGTGAGCATTCCCACGATTTCCTTATCATTCCGTGCGGTCATCGCCGGTGCGAGTACCGCCGCAGCTTTCACAGCCAGATAGGAAGCAGACCGGGCGTCCAGTTTGCCCAGTCTGTATTTCACTCCTTTGATTTCAGTGATTTTTGTTTTCGTTTTTGGAGCCTGCATATTTCTTTCTCCTTTCATGCTCAAATGGCATTATTAGTAATGTCAGCACACATCAGTGTCCAGGTCACACGCTGCCCCTGGGACTGGTACGGTACGTCCGCTTCTTTCTGCGGGCTGACGCCGGAGCAAACATGGGAGCCGCCGGTACTGGTGTTTTTCAGCAGCATGGTGGTCGTTGCCCAGTTAGTCGTATTAGCCGCCCAATGAGCGTTGAACCAGTTCAGAAGCCAGAAATGCAGAGGGCTGGTCTGCTGGACTTCAATCGTAACCGTGCCATTATTCCCGGCCACCTTAGAAACCATCACAGAGCCATCCGCAGCCACATCATGCGCGCTGCGTTCGGTAGACTTGGACACCGAAACGGATCCGGCACCTTCGCCGGTAAAAATATAATCACCTACAAGATCGCTGTGGATAGAACCCACAAGATCAGTAAAGCTATAGGTCGTAGTTGCCATTTATCTTCCCCCCTTAGCGGTTGACATAGACTTCAATGGTCACAAATTCGATAGCGCCGGCCAGTTTAACAGATACATAGATAGGCGGCGCCTTGCGGGCGTCTCTATCGGCCTGAGACTGATCGTCCACGTCTTCGGCCTGTACCAGATAGCCATTCGTCAAATAGGTGCCGTTTGCCAATTCCAGGACGGTCCCGCCGTTCCACTTACCCGGCGCGATAAAGCCAGTGTTTACGTACTTGTTGCAGGCCGTATTAATGACGTTCACAATGGAAGCCACCCCTGCATTGGTCTGAGGGATCTTGCGGTTATTGGCCAGCAGGTCCATGACGTTCAGCTTGATGTCATTCTTCAGCATATCCAGGTTTAGGATTTCGTCGAAGGCGGTCCCGTCAGCCATACGCCCGTACTGCAGCAGATTATAGTCCTCATCCCGGGTGACATACACGTTCCCGTTTGCACCGGTGGAATCGCGTCCACCTGCGATTTGTTCAACCTGGTTTTCCGTCAGGCTGTCAGTTGTCACTCCCGGCAGTTTCTTATAAGCCAGTGTAAAAGCGGAATTGCTGGTCCCGCGATTGGCACCCATAGCATACCCGGCCGTTGCGGCTACCGCATCCAGAGTGTCTGCCTGGCCGCAGTATTGTCCGAAAGTACGCCGGTACGCTTTCTGCTTCATAGCATAGAAAATGGCGTCCTTACTGGAGGTGTCAGAAGCCGGGGATACACTGGAATCATCAGTCGTGTAGAACAATACTGTGTCCGGAGTCGCTGTTTCTACCCATGCCGCGAGAGCCACCAGGTCGTCATACGCCGCTCCCAGAGGAACCAGGATATACCATTCGCTGTTAGCGGCCCTGCAGGCCTGTGCAGCAGCCAGGAGGCTTTCGTCGTCAGAGCTCTTTACACCCACAGCCAGCTTGGTAGGCGTAATGGTCGCGGAGAAATACAGCAGTGCAGCCTTATACTCTGCGCTGTCCGTAGTGAAGCCATCAGCCAGGAGTGCGTCCACAGAAGTGTAGGTTCTCACCCTTTCATCTTTCGGGATTACCGAACTCGTCCCAAGGATCAGGGCAACGTTGAAGCCCCGTCTTGCGGCAGCTCTAGCTGCCAGGCTGACGGAAATATCAACAATGGGATTCAAAGTTAATTTATTAGCCATATTATGGTCCTTTCATTCAAGATTTATTGATTGTCAGACTGCCCAGCTGGGTGATCGTCCCCGCGGTTTTGCCTGGCAAAGTCTTGTCGGTGTTAACATGGACATCCACAGTAGCAATGGAACGCACGTCTTCATCAAATTCAACCGTAGAGTTGAATGTCATCTGAAGGTCGGCCCTTTGCCACCACAGCCCCTGAAAGATTTCCGGAGCATAGGTAACTGCATTTCCGCTGGGAACTACGTTAATCCCCTTTTCCTTCAGCTGCTTTGGGTTATCCATGAGCTTATGCCGGAGCGTCACCAGGTTGTCGTATCCGTTGGGCCCATATGCTACGAAGGACATTTGAAGGACCCGGTTTACCTTATGATGGCGGACAAGGTCATCTCCAGAGTTCTCCCAGGTCTCATCTACAGTCTGCGTTGAGTCGTCGTCCGCATCCCCAAAGAGAATGAATACCACGTCATCATTTACACCCCAGTCCGGTTGGCCCTGGGCCGGATAGGTTAGGCGAACAGGAGGCTTTTTAGAGCCATAGTCTTTATTCTGGTCGTAGCCAAGGGAGGCCATGACCGCTTCATAGAAAGCTGCTTCGATTTCTTCTCGTTTCAACGTCGCCACTAACTTTCACCTCCAGGAATTCGAACACAGATAGCCCGGTAAAAGCCATATTTCTGATCAGGGTCCACACTGACGATTTTATAGGTATCACCTTCCCAGGAAACAGTATCTGCCAGGTTCTCTCCTTCATTCTGCCCGGTCACATAAACCGGGATTGTGGTAAGAACGCGGATCCCGCCACCTTGACGATCCCCTTCGGGAACGACCGACAAGTCTCGCGTATTTGCTTTGGTGACGATACCCGTTGTCGTAATGGTTTCTTTTTCCCCAGCGAGAAAGCGACCCTTTACCCAAGTCCCACTTTGCCGGTTAATGACGACCTGCTGGGAAAGCATGGGGGAAAGGACAACCGAAGACAGATTGATCATGGCTTATTCCTCCCGCACGACATAGATAATACTGTTCCGCAAGCTCCCTGTATCGATCAGGGGACGCTCGCTGCCCTTTGCCTTAATGGTTTTCGGGGCATTTTTAGGCCAGTTGTTCCTGGGGTCATAGAACCAGCTCCTGCAGGCGTTCTGGGCCTTTAATCCAGTCCACGCCATGGCAGATTGCACGGCTGGTTCATTTCCGTCCAGCGTGGCTTTATAGATCCGCTGAAACCCTTTCCCAATTTCGTTCCTATGCGCTTTCAGTGCGGGGCCGATAACTGGCCGGGGCGGGACGGCATACAGGGCGGACCCGTTAGAATGGATATACATTTGGTAGGCTTCAGAATAGGTGCTGCCAGATTTCATCATTAGCTTCATGGCTTTTCGCATAGCAATTTTTCTGACGCCATGTGTGTGCATGAACAGCAGTTCTGCGTTTGTAAGTTCCGGGGCATCCCCATTTCGGTTTGTAGCCGTAGATTTAGGGACCCCTACATACAGAGCCCTTTTCTCTAAGCCCTCAAGTCTCTTCAACAGCCCCTCGATCCCGCCGTTCACTTCAATATGAGATACTTGGGCCTTTACTTTTCCAGCATCTACCATACGTACATCCCGCCTTTGCCCGCCATCTTGGCAAGAGTTGCAAACTGTACCCCATAAGAAGTCAGCTTGAAGCCAGCCCAGCCAGCAAGATCACTGGTAATGGAACCAATTTCTCGAGAATAGGAAACCCCGTCGGCGCTTTCGCCAGAAAGCAGTCCCGCATTTGTGGCCGCTGCCAAAACGGAATTGGCATCACTGCCAGCTTCTGTCTGAGACTGCAGATATAGAGCGCAGAAATGAGCGATGAACAAGCCAATAGCTGTTTTCCACATAGCCCCATACCGGCGCTTGTTAACACAAGCATTGCCCATTTCCACGTACTGGGAAATAGCGGCATCCGGGACCAGTCCCTTGAACTGTGGGTAAAGTTCCTCGAAATCTGCGACCGTGTAAGACGGATTACCGTAGGTTGGCTTCACATTGGACGCCTGGGCCAATAGCCCATTGATGAACATCAGCCGCCCTCCTTGTTAAGCCTTGATTTTAGCGGTAGTTGCTTTTGCTGCTGTTTTAGTTTCAGCTGCTGTAACCGCCTGGGTAGCCGCTTTTTCCGTAGGTGCGGTTGCTACGATGATATCGCCATCAGATTCTGCGGCCTTGAAGAAGTCATTATTAGCGCACCAGTCCGGGGCTTCTTCCATAGCCATACCGCCCTTGGTGGTAAAAGTTTCATTGTTTGCATTGCGGAATTCAAAGCGTTTTTTGCTCAGAATAAACATGTCATTTCCTCCTAATAAAACAAGGAGCTGCAATTAAGCAGCTCCCCATATGCTGGATCAGATTCCGTCGATATAGCGGACCGGCTGATAGTAGTTGAATTTAACCTGACCGATCTGAGCAGCGTAGAGGGTCAGATAAGCACCACGTTCTACAGACGGCTGCGTCATGGCCCGGGTAATAGGCACCGTAATATCAAAGTTCACTTTGTCTTCATCATTTACGTATACCATCATGCGGTCGGTTTTACCGGTTCCTGCTTCCTTGCACCAGCGGCAGGGCTCGATAGAGATTTTGCCACCCTGGTTACGGGCAATGTTGTTCTGCAGCAAATATTCCAGAATAGAGATGTTGCCAGCGTCGGATACCTTTTGAGTCACCAGGTAAGCGTACTGTTTGGAGGGGATCAGGATGTGGTTGGGCATACCGTCCAGATCATATTCGGCGGCAGTCCAGGCTGCTACCAGTGCATCATTGATATCATGCAGGATTTCATCCGGGGTCTTGGTCACCCAGGTTGCGGTCCCAGCCGCGCCATTAGCTGCGGTAGCGGCTACCACATTGGCGTCGTTCAGCAGGCCCGTAGTCCCAAACTTAGTCATGCCCTGGTACACGTTCTGGTCCAGAGTCTTGTTGTAGTTCAGTCGGATACCTTTATCCAGCAGATCTTCCAGGGAACGGCCGATCTGCTGCAGTTTTGCCTGATCAACAAAAGGAACCTGCATAGCGTGCATCCAGGTGAACACACGGAACAGATTCTTGTTGGTGTTGACCTGCATCACAGGGATAGCGGTAGTACCCGTACCCACAATAGACAGATCATTAGGGCCAGTGGTGCCATAATCCATGTCAAAGGTACTGGTGAAATCCACCCAGCCGCCACCAGTACGAGCTACAATATCCCGCTGCCAGGTTACAGAAGACAGCGGTTCTCTAATTTTAGTGTCCGTCTTTTCCAGTTCGCCCATCAAATAGGCCATACCGGAAGCAACTGCGTCGTTTGCACCACCGTAGAAGGCTTGCCGGCCGCCCTGTTTCATAGCAAAAGCAGCGCTGCCAGCCATGTTCCCGTTGGGTGCGCCAAATTGTACATTATCGTTCATTGTTTCCCCTCCTCAATCATGCGTTCAGCCGAGTCAGAATAGTGATTTCAGCAACACCATTGGCATCCACATAGCCATTAGTCCACTGTACATTAGTCAGCTGAACGGTATTCGTGCTATCCGCTTCTGCTTCAAAGCCACCTACAACCCCGGCAGGGATGGAGGAATTTTCCTTGATTCGTACATACACAGAACCACCTGCAGTCGGAGTCCCATGGTTGCAAGTCACAACCACAGCCCCGCGGTTGATGGCGTTTACCAGGTCTTTTGCGTGGTATGCGGTCGCGGTCTGATCGTCATATGCAGTTGCCTGCTTTACCACACGCAGTGCCACGCCGCCGAATTTAGCTGCAGTGAAATCATCCCCCACAGGGCTATACGTATTGTCCCCATTGGCGCACAGTGCCATACCAAAAGGAACATCAGCGGAGCCCTCTTTCAGCTGCCGGCTGGTTACAATATCGTCCGGAGTTCTTGCGTAGGTACCCGGAAAACCATAGTTCATAGAAATGCCAATTGCTTTTCCACTCATTGTATTGACCTCCTGTTATTTCTTCATGTAATGGGGATTGTATTTGTCTCTGATAGCGCGTCCCAGAGCTCTGTCATCTTCAGCGGTATCTCGTGCACCAGCATAGCCGTTCTTTTTAGCTTTTGCCAGCGTACCATAGCCATGATCATTGGCATTGCCACGAACCAGATAGGCCAGAGAATCCGCCACTTTCTTGCGCTTTTCCTGAGGCAGGTTTGCAATAATCGGTTTAATGCCCCGAATTACTTCCAGTGCTGCGTCACGCGCCTGCTTGCTGTTTTCGTCGCAATCACTGGAGACCACACCAGGGGCGCCCTCATCTTCCGTCTTTTTCGGGGGTTCGCCAACCTGGCCAGCCGGTGCCTGCACGTTGCTTTCGTCAGAAGGGTTCGCCGGAGCACCTTTTTCCAGTTCATTTTCCAGAGCGTCCAGCACATCCGGTTCTTCCTGGGCACCGGGTTCCCCATCATCCTGGGTTTCAGTACCTGCTCGCATCATTTTGGCCAGTTCAGCCACTGCATTTTCCAGACGGTCAAGGCGCTCACCGATATCGGTGCCGCCGGCCAGCCCCTCATCTTTTGCCGGTGTTTCCTCTTTCTTTTCATTCTCAGGGTTCAATTTGGACGCCTGTTCCAGATCATCCGGCGTGGTGTCCTCGTCTCTGGCAAAGCTTTTCAGCATTCTGCCAAACAGTCCTTGTTTCTTTTCCATCTTTTTCCCTCCATTTTTGGAATCTCGGATTGATACTTTATGCCCCGCGCGCCCCTGGTTCACTACCGCCACATGGTTACCTCTGATTTCTTTTTGGGTATACCCATTTTCACCACTTGGTACCCACAGGCAATTGTAGCCGCAGGATATATCGCGCTTGCCATTTTTAATTTCCTGGATCAGCTGTTTATCGTAGACGATCAGATCAGCCACCATACATTCGCTAAGCTCTCCGTCACCTCGTCTTACATCCCGGCACACACCTTTGGTATAGCGGGAATAATTCGTCGATGTAACATCTTCATTTGGGTGTTCATCGACTACCGGTTTTCCCTCGAAGGAAGCCAATGCCGCAGCGCTGAACACTTCCTCTTCAGGCCGTTCTACCTGGTAGATCTGCTGAGGCTCTGGGGCCCCGAATTCAATGCCCCTGTATTCCTGCACGCCAGTTCTTGCAATGGGAACCGACTTACAAATCAGATACCCTTCTGGGGTCTCGATCATGTGATCGGAAATCTTGCTGCCGTAAAACGCTCTCAAATAGCACCACCTCCCGTTATTTTCTTGAAGCCGGCCAATGTCATACTGGTAATTCGGCCGCCACGGTAAACCTTGTGGGGCCACTTCACATCGTCATAGTCAAGCAGGGGTTCAGCATAACACCGGCAGTTTGGGAATTCCCCCGCGTGGTAGGATCCATAATCTTTCATCCCGATCAGCTTTTCCGGGCTGGGCGGGTCACTCCAGTTAACCAGTACCCCGTCCATATGCGCATGGGAGCTGCGGACCCTTGCGTCTTCGCTGGTCCTCCACACATACCACTCTGCGCCAATACGCTGTGCCCGTACCCGGGTTAGTGCCGTGGCTGCCTTTGAGGTTTCCGTCCTGGCAATCAGCCGGGCTTTTGCCTCGGTCAGGTCTGAGAACCGGTTCATGATGTCTGCTTTCAGGTCTTCCGGCCGCACACCGGCTTCATAGCCTTCGGCCATCGCTCTGGCAAGGGCCTGGGTCGCGTCAGCCGGTACCGACTTTATAAGTTCTGCATTCCGGTCTATGATCTCTCGGAATGCATTGGACTTATTCAATTCCTTAGTAAGTGCATAATAGATTTCGGTTCCCTTGGATCCAGCTGCAGCCGCTTCTCTCCAGGTTCTGTAGCCATTCTGCATAACCTGGGTAGCCATGGCCATAGCGGCCATTCTTGCAGCAGCATCCATAGTAGGTGACCGTGCCATCTCTCGCAGCATCGTAATAGCCTGGGTGGGGGTAGAAGCTGTTTCCAGCTTCCTCCGCATCCGCCTCACGATACCTTTGATAGCAGCCTGGTAGCGCTTTTCTACAACGCGCCTGGGCTTGAATTTCTCCTTGTTCATAATCGTATCTCCGCTTTGACTTTCAACATAAAAGCGTTATAATGTGGCTACAAGAGCTTTAAGGTGGGCAAAAGAAACGGTCTGTTTGCTCGGTAACCCCAGATTAGTGAATCGTCTTTCTGGGATCTTAAAGCTCTTTATCATTTTGACTTTTTAACGAAAAAATAGTATATTGAAAACATCAAGAATAGCTAATTGACAACAGAAAGTCGCCACTGCTGTTAAAGAATGATGAGGACCGGGTTTCGACCCCGGAGGACGTTCATCCAATTAGCCATTCTTATTTTTTTGACTTTTAGCTGGAAAATGTTATAATTTAAATAGAAAGAGCTTTGAAGTTGGTAACGCAAGTGGTCTGGTTACCAAGCAATGTCCAATTAGTTTACATGCTTTGGACGCTTCAAGGCTCTTTATTTTTGGAATAATTTTCGTCCCATCCGGTAAGCAGGAAGGTAAATTTATCATCAAAGAAAGTTGGTGAAACAACTGCAGTATAATTGTCTTTTCTTATATACCACCTACCTCGATCTGTCTTCAGCTGCCCTGTTTCTATCACATTCGGAAGATTTGAAAGGAACTTATCTACATCAACCCCTTGTTCAGACCGTTCTTTAATTATATGTTTTAGCCCCATCCAATTATCGCCCCATGGAAGGGCAATCCCTCCGATATCCTCACGGGTAAAAGCATCAGGCACATATCCGCTTTGTAGTTTTCTTAAGAGATTAATAGCTTCAAGGCCTTTATGTTCCCCAGCTATAGGTTCCCCAATCTGGTTCTTATATGCTTCTCCTTTGGAATATCTAGGGGCTTTTTCTTTATGCTTAGGTTTTTCAGCACTTCCGTTGCCAAACTGTCCATTATCGGCCCTGGGGTGCTTACTTTCATCCCAGTTCTCGTCGCTGTCCCTACCGGGCAGTTCCTGGGGCTCCTGCTGCGGCAAACCCAACAGGCTGCCGAGCTCTCCTTCATTCTCCAGGTCTTCAGGGGCCTTCATGATATCGGCTTCCGTAATGTTCGTCCAAACGCCGGTACGTTCAGACTGCTGCTTCAGCTCCTTAAGGGCGGTCCGTTTGGATACCAGGCCGGCATTAAGTGCCGTGACTACGTTCTCAGTCCCGGATTTCGCCAGCTCTGCTCGTTCCTTGTCATTGGGCTCAGAAACAGGGTCAAAGTCGTAGTCCAGATCATCCGGCACAGCGCCGAATGCACTCATGCACACCACTGGCAAAAGCTTGTCCAGAATCGGCCGGAGCTTGGACTCCTGTTCTTCGGCAATCATATCGTAGTAGTTCTGAAGGTCCGATTCACCAGTAGCGTTCATTCCGGCAGGAGACCGCCCGAACAGCTTAGTAACCGGGATACGGGCAGCACCAGCAACGTCCATCATGAACTGAGAATAAACATCGGCCAGTCCGCCAAAAGTGTACTGGTGGGTTTCCATGCTGTCGTCCTTATCCATGATCTGCAGCCCCATATTGCTCATCAGCCAGTTCTGGGCCTGTACCGTGTGGTATAGCTCAGCCTTGGACTGTTCGTCTGCTGAACCGAGCATCTCCCCTAAATCAGCCATTTTCAGGATCCTCAAGTTTGCTACAAACGTTAGCTGCGCAATATTCCAGGAAACATTATCCCGCTTCTTCAAATCGTCAAAGACCGCCTCAACAACAGAGGCTCCCCATTGATTTTCTGCCAGGCTTTCCCAGTATGGCAGATCATCCCCAATAAACCGCAGTACGCGGCTATGGTGGACATTGCAAACAGTTCCACTTGCAGGATCTGAAATCTGGTAGTACTTGGGAAGCCCGTATTCCGGGTCCCCGATATCAGTAATCAGTTCTCCAGAGGGACTTACCCCGTTCCAGCGGTCAAAGTTCAGAATGCCGCAGAAATCACCAGGAAAGATTCTCTCTAGGTCCAGGGGCTGATCCAGCATATCTCCCTGGCCCTTGATCATGAGAACACCGATGGCCCCTCCAAAGAGGCGCCCCCACTCCATCCCCTCTTTCAAAGAATTAATTACGCGGGTTTGCCGGAGAGCCCTTTCAAACCGCTTCATCGTTGCCGGAGCCACTTCTGTGCTTAGCGTAATCCAGTTTTTCAACATATCCGAGGGAATCGTGTCCACAATGCGGCGGACAATCCACTGTTCCCGGTACAGCGTATTCAGCAGCGCATAATTCCTTGTGATCCGCTGCGGGATGTACTCAGTTGCTTCCAGCAGATTAGGGGTCCCTACGCCCAGCCTGGCCAGCGCATTAGAAAAGCCATCCTGGGCTTTCCCCCGGATGGCGCTATTTTGTCTTTTTTTCTTGTATCTAGGCATTTGCCAGCCTCCTTGGCCTTACAATCGTCATAACCCCATACCGCAGGGCATCCACCGTATGGTCCCTTGCTTTTATAGGCCGTTCCCTTCCGCCATTCTGGATGGCTTTCTCATCCCAGCAGTAGGATGTCATTTCTTGAATCAGCATAGGACAGCCTTCCTTGTAGATCCGTATCTTGCGCCGGGTCAGCATCTTGTTGACTGCCCGGATTCCTTCCAGTACTTTGTTGTCTGCATTAATGGTTTCTACAGTTTCTTTGGCGCGAAAGCCTCGGTTCTTCATCTCAATCTTGAAAGACTCAGCTGACGGGTCAATGATCACCGCAGTTACCGGCTGATCAATTGCTTTAATAAAATCCATCAAATCATCGCCATACTGGCTGTTGTCTTTTTCGTGATTTCCTGCAGCCCTGCTGTCCCAGTAATATTCCCTTGTGATCCACAACACATCTCCATCATCCCATATGTCAAGGAAAGCCATAGGGTTGACCGTCCCATAGTCGATTGCGATGTATCTGCGATACATGCGCGGGTTCAAGTAGATTAGATCCAACTGGGCTTTGCCAAAATAGAGATCTTCGCTCCAGGCGTCTTTATAAACAGCCCCTTGGGCCATGACCCACAGCCCCTGGATAAAACGCTGGTAGAAAACACCGCTGTATGTGGTCTTGTACCGCTCCCGTACTGAATCGCTAAGCGATGGATTGTCATCCATTGTAAAATGCAGATGCAGCAGCTTCTTTTCGGCCTGCTTCTTTATCCAGTTATTCAGAAACCAATGCATGGGGCTTTCGGGGTTGCAGTTGAACCACATTTTCGCACCGGCTACGCTGCAGCGGCCGGTCGCCTGGTTGACGAATGATTCTGGCATCAGGGCAACTTCATCACAGTACAGCCCCGCCAGAGTCAAGCCCTGGATCAGATCCTGGGAAGATTCATCTCTTCCGCCGAAAATGTAAAAATAATTAGTGCGTATCCCATCGCTAACTATAATAGTGTTCGATGTCCGGCTTTCTTTCACTTCCCACTTTCTTGCATAAATTACCGGCCGGAGCCAGTTCCACACGTTCCGTCTAAAAGCCCCAACTGTTTTCCCGCACATAGCAAAATTCTGATGATCATATGACGCCATTGCCCACAGAATGAAAGATACAGCCATTGCCACAGTTTTCCCGGCGCGAATGGATCCATCAGCAATGATTCCATTGTAGTTGCTATACGGAGACTCAGGCATCCACCAGGTGAAAACCTGCAGTTGTTTTTTAGAAAACTCCTGGAAACGTATTACCGGTTCAATCAGGTTGATCATCCTCATCCCACGCTTTCTTGGCGGCTCCACTCAAAGCCGCAGTCAGCCCGTCATCTGCAAGCTGCATTTCAAGCTGTTCATTCTTATCGCGATCCGACTGGCCCAGATAGTTTTTACCAAGAAAAATGGCCATGGCTGCAGACTTCTGAGCTAACTGCCACTGGGCCCTTCTAAGGGATATTTTCCCTATTCCGCGTTTTACCTTAAAAACTTCGGAAAAACTCAGCTTATAAGTTCTCTTGCACCATCGGTTCAGCGTCTTGTCCGTCACTCCAAAGAAAGCACATACTTCTTGTTCTGTACACTGCAGCCCGCAGAGGCGCTCAAAATTTTTCTGATCAATCACAGCCATCGGGCGCCCTGTTTTCCGCATCTCATCACATCCTTGCATTAAAAAAGCACAGCCATTATAGACTGTGCTTACTTTATCCCCTTATCAAATTTTCTTTTGCATTTGTAGGAACAAAAAATATAATTCCGTCCCCGATAATTGGTTTTCCATGGCCATGGAGTGCCAAATGGTAGGTAAAACTTTTCCCCGCACCTTTTGCAAACCTTAAAATTCCCCAATACAGGCATGTCTTTCATAAACGCTTCCAATCTCTTCGTGTTTCAAAGCGAAGCATAATTTATAATTTCTTTATTTTAACATAAATTCTTTATTTAAAGTCGAATAATCTCGAATTTGAGAAAATATAGAAACATTTTTATTAATTGACTAACAGCTTAAGTTGAGGTATATTATAGGCGGCTTATGTTTGGTTCACAGAACAATCTAAATGACTTCGCGAATCATTTGGCCAAGGACAATTTTTACTTCAATATCCAGTTGCCCCCCCGAAAAAAGGCCCTAGATTTATCTGGGGTCTTTTTTCGTATTTACTATATATGCTATAATATATTCGCACGGGGCGCCCCGCCTCAATTCTTTACGAAAAGAGGTGGCAGCTGTGAACAAAAAACATAAGTCTAACGTCATCTTCAGGACTTGGCTCAAAGATCCTCGTACTGGAAAAATCTTATACGCCCGTAGCTACGGCTTGCGTGCTTGGCCCATCCCTGTTGATGACCTAAAAGATGACTCACAGTCTCGTGCAACTAAGTCTGAATAGGATTGCAACCTGTTCAGCAGACTCTCCTGGCTAATGTAAGGAGAGTTTTTTATTTTGGCGTGAGGAAAATACATATTCTCTCATTGGCTGCCCCCCTTTCCCACCTCCGCGATAGCCATAAAAAACAAACACATCCAACTTTTCGGGAACGAAAAAAGCACCCCATCAGGGTGCCTTTTCCGTACTGCCATATCTTAGAAAGGAGGTTCCGCAATCGGTTCGGGCTTGCCCTTTTCCCTTACCTTTTGCAGTCTACACTATATCACGTCAAGATAGGGAATTTCTAGGAACTCTTTGAACTGAATCTCAAACTGCTGCAGTGCTTTCCCATGAATCTTGATTACATTGCGGTAAGTGTAGTTCATGTCCACTGCAATCTGCTCCCACCGCTTGTTGTTTAGATATCGTTCCGTCAGTACCGCCCGGAAACGGCCATCTTCCAACTGCATGATTCGTTCCCTGGCTTCCTTTCGCAAATCCAGAAGCTGATCCCATTCCTTATTTATTACAATCTGCATATCCCGGATCCGCGCCACCTTATCGGCCATGGATACCGGTATCCCTCCGTCAATCCGTTCTCGGCTGGTGTCCACGGAATGGATAGTATAAAGATCTGACTCTAGCTGCTGTAGTTCCTGTTCCTTAACCCGGAGTCCAACTGAAATAAAACGGATCCGGTTCAAATATTCTTTTGCTGTCATTAGCTCCTCCTATTTCTGACTGCTAGCTTCAATCTTCCGCAGCATGGTCAGGCATTCGATGGCTTTGTCCAGATCTTGTAGGCCGTTTTTCTTTGGGTAACGGTAGATGTACTTAACGGTACATCCGATTAGATACGCCCGTACGCCATCCGATCCCTGGCACAGCTCCTTAGCTATATCAATACATTCCATACCACCTCGCCAAGTGTAATGGTTCGGCCGGTGGATCATATCACTCATGAGGTTCCTCCTTTGCATGATCATTGTTCTTTTTCATCCAGTTAAAAAAGGCTTCTGTAGATTTTTGATCCTGATATCGTCCGTAGATTTTTCGAATTTGTTCGTAAGCAAAAAGCGCAAGATCAATGGTAGCTAAAATAATTAAAGCGTTAAAAATAATCTGCATACCTTATTCCTCCTGTCTGTCGCGTCTGCCTGTGCTACCGAATCCGCCTGTGCCCCGTTCGGTTTCGCTGAGCTTTTCTGCCTGAACTAGTTCCACGTCCGGATCCTTCACAATGAGCATCTGGGCGATCCGATCGCCGTCTTTGATGCATGCCCTTTTCACCAGGCTTATGTTGTCCAGGATAATGCACACTTCCCCACGGTAATCAGAATCAATGATCCCGGTGCTGTTGGAAACCCGGAATTTGGTCTTAACTCCTATGGAGCTTCTGGGAAGGATTTCCGCATGATAGCCTTTGGGAAGCTCCATGGCAAATCCCAGGGGAACTTTGGCCCCCATGTCCATTGCTGAAAGGACCAGTTGATCCGTCGGGCTGTATTTTTCATGGATCCGTGCATAGCAGTCCCAGGCCGCAGCTCCAGCCGTCTTCTTTTTTGGCATACGTCCGCCGGGCATCAGTTTGATTTTTACCTGTTCCGTCATTTTCCCTTCTCCTTTCCATAGGCCATAACTTCTTCGATGGCAGCTTCTACAAATTTGCAGGCCGGTTCATCAAGATGGTTATCGCCGCTCCAGTGGTACCAGCCCCTTTTATACCTATGGACTGCTTCGTCCATAAGATTGCTGATCTCCTCAAGGTTCGCCAGCTCCGCAAGTTCTACTACACCCTCGCTTTCCAGCTCTTCCCGGATGTATCCGTTAATAATAACGTCTGGATCCACCTGGAAATTTTGCTCCCGGATCAGATCGATGAATGCCAGTTTGTCCTGGCCCCGGTAGTCCTCAGCCGTCCCTGCGGTATAATCGCGGAACGAGTTTCGGATCTGCTGCCTGAATTCGTCAGTCACCTCAGAACGCGGTGTGATCTTTACTTCGACCCCTCTGGGGAAATATAAAATCGATTCCATCATTTTCCGTCCTCCTCTATTACACTCAAATTTTCGTTTTAAAGCATTTTGTCTTTCAGGGTATGTAGTTATACCACCATCAGCACAAAACGCCAAATAGCCAGGATTCCGCCGATGTACATGGCTAATCCTGTTAAGACTCCGACTGCTATTACTACTTTCACGAAGGTTTTCATTCTTGTCGTTTCCATTTCTTGATCCTCGCTTTCAAACTTTCCAGGACATAATCTTGGGCCTTGTCCTTCCAATCCAATGCGTCCACCAGGTCATCGTCCCGAGTTCCCCGGCAAACCAACTGATGGATAATGACAGGTTCCGGCTGCCCCTGCCGATGCAGCCGCTTGTTGGCCTGTTGGTATAGCTCCAAAGACCAATTGAGGCCAAACCAAATGATGTGATGCCCGCCGTTCTGAAGATTGAGTCCATAGGCGGTGCTGGCGGGATGGGCCAGAAGAACATCAATTTTACCGCTATTCCAGTCTTTTTCCTCTTCTGCGCCCTGGAATACCCGTACCCGCAGTTTCGATGTTTTGAGGGCATCCTGTATGCGCGAAAGATCATGCTTGAAATTGTAGAACACCAAGGCATGCTGCCCGTTCAATTTCTCAAGCAGCTCTAGGAACGCTTCCAGCTTACAGTTATGGACTTCATGGACGCCATGTTCATCATCATACACCGCTCCGTTGGCCAACTGCTGCAGCTTGTTTGACAGTCCTGCCGCGCTGGCCACGTCGATATCCCCATCAGGCAGCGCCAGGACCATATCACGTTCCAGTTGATTATAGGCTTTCTTAGCTTTCGCGTCTAATTCAACCGGGATATCATCTATGATACAGTCGGGCAACTGCAGATAATCCGATGCTTTCATGCTGACGCAAATATCGGAGATCCGGCCCATGATGGACTGCTGGGCGCCGTCCTTGGGATCGTAGGAGTAAATCACTTCCCGCGTCCGCTTCCCCGGATCAAAGAATCTATCGCGGAAATGGGTGTAATACTTCCCCAGGCGCGCCCCGCCATCCAGGAGATACAGCTGGCTCCACAGGTCCATCAGGCTGTTAGGAGACGGCGTACCCGTCAGTTCCACGATCCGGTGGATATGCGGCCGGATAGAAGCCAAGGCTTTGAACCGTTTGGCCCGGTGAGACTTGAAACTGGAAGATTCATCCACGACTACCATGTCAAAGGGCCAGTCATTTTTATAGTAATCCACCAGCCAATCCACATTCTCACGGTTGATCACGTAAATATCGGCTGGCCGGTAAAGCTCCTTGATCCGATTCTTCGCGCTGCCCAGGACTGTAGCAAACCGGAGATTCCGGAGGAAGTCCCACTTGGAAGCCTCCTGCTGCCAAGTCGCTTCGGCTACTTTCTTCGGGGCAATCACCAAAACTTTGTTGACTGCAAATCTCCCGTACTTTAGCTCCATAATGGCGGACAGAGTGATCACTGTCTTACCGAGGCCCATGTCAAGGAACAATCCGATTGCCTGGTCTTTTACCACCCGATCAATACAATACCGTTGATAGGGATGCGGGGTAAATATCACGCTGCATCATCTCCTCCCGAATGATCCTCCATCAGATAGTCCACAACACTCTTCAGGCCATACAGCACCCGGGTGTAACATCCCAGCTTCAGAAGTCGGCAGATCTGCACCGACTGCAGCTTGCTCAATCGTCCGTTATCAGTCTTCAGTTCGATGAACTCGACTTTGCCGCCTGGCCACACCACGATTCTGTCCGGCACACCGACATTGCCAGGGCTCACCCACTTATAGGCTTTACCGCCCTGCGCTTTCACCCCGTTCACTAAATGACGTTCAACATCTCGTTCCAGCATATTGGTCCTACCTCCTTTGCATATTTATTTAATGCGACGGATATTTATACTTTTAAAATTTTTACCCAAGAAAAACCTTAAATCCAACTGATTCAACTGAAATTCAACTGCTTTCAACTGGTTATTTCAGTTGATTCAGTCGGTTTTAATATATTTCTTAGATAGAAGGTTCCGGGTACCCGTTAACCCATAAACCTAGAGATAATGCGGTTTAACGCCGGAACTTTAAGCGGAACTTTCTATTTTTGAGGTTCCAGCTATTTTTAGGGTGGAACTTTCGAAAGTTCCGTCTTTTATACACCGATATTCATGACCCTCTCAAATCCTTTTTGTTTTCCTGCATATCCAAATCTGCGCGAAGTAACATTTCTCCGCCACCCAGGTGTGTTCACCAGCACCTGGTTGATTTCGTTGGCATCGCTCCGCCGCATATGCTTTGGATCGCCCATGAAGAGTTCGCACCAGATTTCTGCGGCGCATACCTTCTCCCGGGGGACCAAATCTCCCGTTCCCGCCATCCCGCCATTCCAGAAGATCCGCCGCGCCGATAGACTCAGGCTGGTATAATTAGGCGGCACCGGCTTTTCGATCCAGTCCCGGATCATCCCTTCCCGGATGCTGTTCTCCCGGTGGGCTTCCTGGGCTTCCCGGGTAGCCGCATCCAGTTCCGGGGTATCCATGAAGAGTTGTTCCCCTTTCGTATACCGTACAGCCGCTTCGGCCCATAGTTGGTCTACTTCGTCAGGAAGCTGGACCCAGATATTTTTAGCCGGCTTATGCAGGCCCACATCGACGGGCCAGAAGCGGCGGTTTCCAGTCGGATCTTTCAGGAAGTCATGATTATTGCAAGTCCCGAAAAATACACCCTTCCGAGGGAACCGGACGGCGTGCTTGCCGTAGGGCTGCCGGTACACATCATCGCACCGGGACAGGAACTGCTTGACGATATCCATTTCGGACCGGTTGTACCCGGACATTTCGCCGATTTCGTTGATCCAGATGCCCTGGATCATTTCGCTGGCCTCTTTTCCGTTGAAGTTCTGCAGACTGTCGCTGTACCAGTTCTTCCCAATCGTCTTCAGGAAAGTCGTCTTACCGATCCCCTGGGGCCCGTTGAATACGGGTACATAGTCGTACTTGCAGCCAGGGCGCATCACCCGGGCTACGGCCGCGGTAAAGCTCTTGCGGGCCACCGCACGGGTATACGGTGTATCTTCGGCCGCCAGGTAATCGATGAACACTCTATCGAGCCTTTCCGTGCCATCCCAAACCAGGGCTTCCAGATAATCCTTGACCTCGTTGTATTTCTGCTGGTTGCTCACCAACATGACGGCTGCCAAGGCTTTATCCCTGCCGGTGATATCGTACCGGTACTCCAGCCACCACAGGAGACCTGCATCATCAGTATCCGTCCAAAGGCGTTTATCTGGGCAGGCATTCCAGGGCAGTTCCCCCAGGGCCATCCCTTGATTACTGAAATCGTCGATGGCGATTTTCCCTTTAAGCAGCGGGTCGAACCGGAGGATCCGCAGGATGTTGTCCATTGTCTTCTTCGGGTTACCGGTATCCGGGTTATAGTCCAACTTGGCTTCCCGCATCCAATCTACATTAAGCACGGTTTCAGTTGGTTTTTCTCCGATTTCCAGTTGATTATCTTCTGTTTTCACTTGATTATCTTCGTTTTTCAGATCAGTGAAAACTGACATCGTTTGCTGTGCTTTTTCTAAGTTAAGTTCCCGGAGGACCACTTCATCTTCCATGGCCAACTTACGCATGGCTTTGAAGGACGGCCTGGCATTACCGCCAGTATGCGGCTTTATATCAACATCCAGCTCGTTGAACAGATGGATCCGCACCAGGTCGAAGGCGTTCACCAGCTGATCGCAGCAGGGGTCCGTAGCATGGTGACTGTAAAGGAACTTACCATCCTCGTATAGCACTGCCCCGGCGGTTGTTGTGCCGCCTGTGTAGGTCATCCGATCGGCCTTGCCTTCCACATCTTCGTAAGCATTCGGGAGATACTTTAGAAGGGCGCCCCTGATGTCGTACACCCTGCAGAATGCACCAACGAGGCCTTCCTTTTTCGTAGGATCGGACTGCCGCGCCAGAAGTACCTTTGCCCTGGGGGCCGCTCCGGGCACCTGTGGCCACGCTGTCATATCCCGCCAGTCGTCATATTGGGCCAGAATCCCATCCGCACTGGCAAACGGCTTATCCTCGAATTGGAACACGTACTCGCTGTCTTTGCTGCAACCGGGCCAGTACATCAGCCGGGAGGCTTCAAAGGTTGTAGGGTCACAATATTCGATGCCGATCACAGCCGCCAATTTTCGTGCTACAGGCTCGTATTCGTCCGGCGTGACCGTTTTATCCAGCGGGATGATAATACGCAACCTGGGCCGGTATGGCGCATGGGAACGGGTACTGTAAATGCAGTAAGCGATGTCTAAAGAGGATACGCGCTTTAAGACCGCATCCGTGCCCCCCGATGGGATATTATCGAAATCCAGAGTCACAAGGTCCCGGCCGGTCACGGCTTCCGCTTTGCGCCGGAGCCCGTTAAGGGTCCCCCCAACGAATCCTCCGATATCCTTCAGGATTCCTTGCTGGGCCTTCTGCATCCGGATGTACTCGTCGAAAGTTTCCTGGCTGCGGATTGGTACTTTGACCCGGCGGATGAAGTCGGACCAGAGTATTTCAGTGAGCTGCCAGTTGAGAGAATTGCGGCTGGAGCCGACTGAGATTTTGAGTAATCTGTCGTTTAACATGGCTAATCCTTCTTATAGAATGGGTTGATAAAGCCGTCAGCATTGAGCAAGAGCCCGGGGGCCCAAGAAATCGGCTTACACATGAGCGCAATCACCCGCTGGAGTTCGTCTGGGTGCATCTGCGCCTCGGGGACTTCCAGCACTACTTCATCATGGATGTGCATCACAGGATCATATCCGGCAGCTACTAGGTTCCGGATTGCTTCACAAAGACAGTCTCTGGCGATTGCTTGGATACAATTTTCTGTGATTTTTCCGCCGTAGGTTTCTGTATACGTCCATTGGGATCCCAGTTGTGTCCGATACTGGATGCTGGAAAAGCCGAAACGGTTCTTGCACAGTCCCGGCTGTGGATAGAAAAGCTGCCGGCCGTTTGGCAGCGTCATCACCAGGTAGTCATACCCATAGAGCATGTTTGCCTTATGCTGGAAACTGACGCCTTTTGTCACGGGAACGGGTTCTGCAGTGCCCAGCGCCTTGATGGCCGCTTCCTCCATCTGCCCCCAGAGCCGGACAATGCTGGGGGACGCCGTGCGCCACTGGCTGACCACCTGCCGCAGTTCGTCATCGTTGAGGCCCATCTTATCCGCGCCCATGGCCTTAAGGGCGTTGACGCCGCCGCCATAACCACAGGCCAGCGTTGCCACCTTACCCTTCGCCCTCAGTTCACCGTTAATGCCGTGTTTCACAACCGGTACACCGAACATGGCAGAAGCTGTAGCACAGTAGATATCCTTGCCAGCTGCAAAAGCTTCCATTTCCCATTTTTCGTCCGCAAGCCAGGCAAGGACCCTGGCTTCGATGCTAGAGAAGTCGGCTACCACATACTGGCAGCCGGGCTTAGCCACTAAAGCAGTACGGATGAGCTGGCTCAGGATAGCAGATACGTTTCCGTATAGCAGCTCTAGTTTTGGCAGGTTGCCCTCCTTAACTAACTTTCTGGCCGTGTCCACGGCAGTTGGCACATCGTGGGGCAGGTTCTGGGGCTGCAGGATCCGGCCAGCAAATCTTCCGGTCCGGCTGGCTCCGTAATATTGCATCACGCCGCGGATCCGTCCGTCATCGCAGACGGCCCGTTCCATAGCGGCATATTTAGCTACTGAGCTTTTGGCCAGGTACTGCCGGATTTGCAGGACTTCTTTGGGGGTTCCTTTCGTTGTGCCCAAGGTATCTTTAACCGTGTCTTTGGTCAGCTTCTCAAGATCTGGAAGTCCGTTCTGGTTGAGCCAGTCCAGCAGCTGGCTGCGGCTGTTAGGGTTTTCGATTCCGGTGAGCGTTTGTACTTGCGCAATAAGTTTCTCTCGGTATTCGGTATCGATGGCAAGTGCTCCATGCATAAGATCCAAGTCGATGCCAACACCCCGACAGTTGAGATGATAGTTGATTTCCCGATCCCGCCATACTTCCTTCGGAACCGGGAAAGCTGCCAACCGTTTGTAGTCTTCCATTTCTGTGACAACATCCTGCCGGTTATATTCCTTGAAAAGGTCCCATTTTTCCGGATCTCCGTAGGGCTTGTTCCGTGTCCGGCCTCCGTTTTTCTGGGTCGGCTTGCAGGGTACGCAGAAGTACCGGATCAGAGCTTTGCCGATGGACATTTTCTGCTTATCCGCAGGAAGCCCTAATACTTTTCCCAGGGTGGCCAGCCCTGCCGGATAGCCCAGATACATGCTGTGGATCATCGTGCAGCGCCATTGCTCAATCGGCGTCTTATATCCGGCATGGTTCAGACAGGTCACTTCGAACTGATCATTGTAGGCGTGTTTGATTACATCTGGATCCTGGAGGTCTTGAATAATACTGTCCGGAATTGTTTCACCCTGGGCCAGATCGATGACATGGACTGCGCCAAAATCGTAAGCATAGGCGAACAGAAGGATTTCAAAAGCTGGTGTATCGCAATACCGCCATACCCCAGTTTTCCCGATATCCTGATCGCTAAATGTTTCGATATCTATACTGAGATGTCGCATGTTTCCCTCCTTTCTTCAGATAAAAAGAGCGGGGCCAATTAAGCCCCGCGATAAGCCTTACATCGGTTTGCCGGTCAGCGGGTTGATTCTTTGGGTATTGGCGGCCATGCTGGTGAATACGCTGGCCGCGGTCGGTGCGCCTCCGCCAAAAGCTTCCCCATCGGCTGTCTTCTGGACCGGGCCCAGGCCGCAGCCAATTCCCTTCTTACCGTTGTACAGGTAAGGATACATATTGACACATACGTTAGCATACATCCCGCTGTAAATCTGGGTAGGATCTAGGATCTTGTTCAGATGGCGGTCAACAATTTCAATCGGATAATCTGCTTTTGCACCGGCGGTCATAACCCAGTGCCCTTTGCATTCAGGGCCGAACTCTGTCCCATCCTGCTTTACACCATCTCCGTCATGCACCGGCGTCGGGCATACGGGAGGGATGATCCCGCCCCATTGGCTTTCTGCGCCACGTGCCTTGGCAGCTTCGATGGCCGCATCTAGTTTTGCTTTTCCCGCTACATCAGTCTTAGGCAGCAGGATCGTGCAGGAATATTTGGCCGGTTGATCCGGATGGTTTGCAAAAGGTTTTACCAGGTGGACATAACTCAGTCTGACATTCTCCAGTACGCATTGTGTGTTGTTCATAATTACGCCTCCATATCTTTAAATACATTTTCAGCCTTGGCCACGTTGCTGATGGCCGGCCGTTTATCTGAATCGGGCACCAGGGTAGGTTTTCCCGGATTCTTAACGATAAAGTCTTGCATCCATTCTTCGAATTCTTTCTTGCCTACGGCTTTCTCGGTCTGTGCCAGTGTAAGCGGCACCCGGTTGTACAGAATGGATTCAGGGATACCATGCTGCAGAAGTACTGCAAACGCTTTTTCCTGGTCAGTCCACCCCCGGCTGCCACGCCCTTCTACCGCTTTCCATCCAGGGATCTCCGCGCCGTTGAGGGCGGAGGTAAGTGCGTAATCCTGCAGATCCTCGATCCATTGTTTCAGCCCCTTGGCCAGTTCCAAATACTGGGAAAGGCTGCTTGGCTTCAGTAGTTTTGGATCTCCGGCTTCTTGAGCTTTTAGGCCAACGTTTTTGTAGTAGTCTGCCCGGGCTTTGCACTGCTGCCGGGCCCGGCAAAACCGGCACCATTCTCCGGGCTGAGCTTCTCCCTCGCCTTTCATGGCCTTATCGGCTGCAGGTTTGACCACGTTCGTTCCCCAGTCCCGCAATTCGGCGACCGAAATGGAATCGGTACTGTAGTTGTTGATCCGGGGCTGGATGATGGTCATAGTAACCTGCTTCAGAGGATACAGGATTGCGTACCGCTCCAGGGCGCCCAACGCATATAGCCGCAGCTGCGGGTTGTTTTTGGCGTCAACTTCCACGCCTTTGCCGTGTTTATAATCCACGATATTAAGGGTATCACCGCCCAAAATGAGGCAATCGGCTGTACCGAAACCATCCGGCACATACTTGGAAAAATCTACTTTCTGTTCGGCTACCACATGAGGTAAATTCGGGTAGGAAAGCATGATGCTTTTAATCCGATCCAGGTACTCTTCGCTGCATTCGTCCATTTCTTTTTGATACCCAGTCTCTTTCTGGAGTTTGTGCAACTGCCGGGTATAAGTACTGCTGGACATAGGCTCCACCGCATATTTCCGAAGCTTCAGTTCACAGAACTTATGCGCCAGGGTCCCCTCAGCCGCATATGGGCTGAGGGTATCCGGAAATTTTGCCTCCAGAGAAGGGGCGATGGGGCAGTGCAGCCAACGGTGTGCGCTGGATGCTGAAAGGAATGCATGGGCGGTCATAATTTAGCCCCCAGGGCCCGAAGGTCCGCAGCTACCGATCCGAAATCGGATTCCTTGATTGCCATGAAGCTATCCGCGCCATATTTCCGGGTAAGCGCAGTCATTTCATCGAACTTCCCGGCATCGAGTAAAGGAGCTGCCGCTGTGATCAGATCATCCAGGGTATAGGTTTTGGCAGGTGCTGTGGGAACCACGGGAGTTGCTGTTGGGATGTGCGCCGCGGGATTGTTGTTTTGGATGACCACGGTGGAACCCGGAGCCAGCTTGATGGACTCATCCTTCGCTGGGATTTTTTCGGCTACATAGTCTGGATGGGCCGGTTCGGTTCCGGGTACTTCCACCAGTACTGGTTCATCTTTGAAGCCTAGCAGTGCAGCCGCTTCCTGTCTGATTTGCTTCGGTGTGCCCTCAAAAATAACTTTCATAATAAAAACCTCGCTTTCTTTTTAATCAGTTTCGCGGTATAATCAGTGTTGTATATTTTTATGCGCTCATCAGTATGGCTGTGCTGATGAGCTTTTTTTTGCGTTCAATTGACCTCACCTCCCTTCAGCAGTAAGCGGCCATCCCGGCTAGAATAATTAGGCCAGCAAGAGTTGCCGCCATACCCGTCACAAAACCTTGGAACCGTGGCCCCAGGGCCTGGATGCCGTCGCAGATCACATCAATAAGCCACATAACCAGATCCATCGCCGTCCGGATCAGCACATATGGCAGCAGAATCATCAGCGCCGGCCAGGGTGCGTTCTTAGGTTTCTTTTGCATCGTTCTCCCTCCCTATCAATATCCCCAGGGGAATCCCCAGAGCTTTAGCAATCTTCTACCATGACTTGATCCCGAACTGGTTGTATCCAGCCAGGACTCTGTGCAGATGCCCTTTGCTGAGTCCCAGCCGGTCATTAAACTGGGGCACCGTCAGGTGTTTCTTCTTCCTCAGCTTTTCCAGATTCCGCAGTCCGAATTCTGCTTCCGCCCGGCTCACGTCCATGATTGTTTCAGGGACCGGCTTGATCAGATCTCTCAGCTTCATTCCGAGGACCCGGGAAATCTCTAAGAGAGCATCATCCGGTATACTCTTGATGGAGCCTTGCTCCACCTGGGTCAGCCATCCAGGTGACCGGCCCACCGCAAGGCTGATGGTCATCACGGAAATCCCTTTCTGAAGCCGCCAGTATCGTATGCTGGATATGATGTTGTCCATCATCTCAGCATCCATGGTGCCACCTCCCTTCACTGCATTTCTTCTACTCGCCTTTCCAGCTCTTCCACCGGAATGCCCAGCCAGGCTGCCAGCTTCCCGGGACTGATGGTGTAGTTCCACCGGCTTCCAGTCATCTTGTAGGCCACCCCGATATCCAGCAGCTTCCGCTGCAGGCCGATCCGCACATACATCGGACCCTTGCCCATCAGGGCTGCTGCCCTTGATACTGTCAGTTTCATTGTTTTCACCTCGTATTTCTATTTTAGAAATTTATCTTGTAAAAAAAATCAGTAGTATAAATCTTCAATCTTGCAGTCAAATGCCCGAGCTAAAACCGGTAGCATGTCCGCCCTGAACTTTCTCTCACCTTTTTCATAGTGAAAATACGCCGGCGCAGATTTAAATCCGAGCAGTTCAGCCATATACTGCATTGACAGGCCTTTTTCCTCTCTCTTCCTTTTGATGAATAGAAGATTGATGTTCATCTTATCTCCACCTCCCTTCATTTGCTCTTTCATTATAATATTTCTGTTTTGGAAATGCAACAACTTTATTGCTATTTTGTAAAGAAGCCTCTTTTTCCGTTTTATTAATGCTATAATGTAAACGTATTAACAATATAGAAATATGGAGGTGTGTCATGAATATTGGTGACAGGATTGCTGAACTGCGCGAACAAGCTGGAATGAAACAATATGAACTTGCTCAAAAGGCTAACCTGAACCCGGCCGTTCTAAACCGAATTGAAACCGGAAAACGTCCCGCCCGTGATGATGAAATCAAGGCTCTTGCACATATTTTCCATGTTTCTACGGACTATCTTCTTGGAAACTCAGATTCTGGGTACTATACCGATCCTGAAACCGCCCGGCTTGCCCAAGAGCTCCACGATAATCCGGAATACAAAGCCATGTTTGATGCCACCCGGGGACTCTCTCCCGAAGCGGTTAAAGAAGTCATGAACTTTATTAGATTCCAAAAAGCCAAGGAAGGCGGCAAGGACAATGGATGAACGGCCCCGTGCTGTGCTGTATGATTTGCCCCTGGGAGTGCGGGAGATGGTCTGTGAATCGGACGACGGATCTACTGTGGTGCTGTTGAACTCTCGGTACAATCGGGAAACAAACCAGGCGTCCTATCTCCATGCGCTATCTCATGTGAGGAATGGGGATCTGGACAAGGAATTGGATGTGGGACAAGTAGAAAAGGAAAGGCACTCTAAATGAACAGAAAAGTCAAATTTCTACTATTGGTCATCGTAGTACTTGTATTCCCGCCTTCCCTGATTGTTTTTCTGCTATGGAAACTTTTCCATAAAAATAGCCGTAACAATGAAATCTACGGGGGATATGCAATACCATCTGATGAAATTATGAAAAAACGGCGTCCTTATCTGAATCAAGCCAAGAGTTTTGGCTTTTTTGAATTGAGAAAAATGAGAGATCTTTCCAATGTGCCAGATGACGTTCTGCAGCGCTGGGCGTCCCGAGCTGTTGAAGATTTGGGGCGCAATGCTATAACCGCAAATGATGTGATTCCTTTTTTCTCCGGTATCACCAAAAAAGATGCAGGCTATTTAGCGGCATCCATTAAATCAACTTGTCGATCCTATTGGGATCAGGTAGAGGCTCAGCGGGTCGGCGCTCGGTTCTATCTATGGAGCTCGTTAAAGGGAGAACAGCACTTTCACCTAGACAACCTGGTTGTTCCAGTTGGGGTTCCCCTTCCTCCCAATTTGACGAAGGATACCCATATGAATGGTCCTATTTTCCCTGGGGAAGGGTTTCGATGCTTGTGCTACGCCGAACCCATAATTGATGCTGATCAATTGAAAAGAACCGTAAAAGTCTATGAAAAAGGGATGATTATTTCCATGCCGAAGCGAGAATTTTTACGAACTCATAAAATATAAAATACCCTGCCTTGTGAGCAGGGTATTTTAAAGGACTTTTAAGCAAACATTTGTACAATATGCGAAAGGAGATACGAACCATGAGATTACCAAGCGGTTATGGATCCATCCGGAAATTGTCGGGAAAGCGCCGGCGTCCCTTTGCCGTCCGGATCACTACCGGATGGACGGACGAAGGAGAGCAAATCAGGAAATATCTTGGGTATTTTGCCACCAGGCGGGAGGCTCTGGAAGCTCTGGACCTCTATAACCAAAACCCATACAATCTGGATTCCCGGTCCATCACCTTTTCCCAGCTCTATGAAAAATGGGCAGAATGGGAATACAAAGGGGAACCGATCCCCCACTGCTACACGGCTGCCTTCCACTACTTTTCCCCCGTCCAGGATACTGTGTGGGCGGACCTCAAGGTGGACCCGGTGCAGGACTGCATCGACCGCTGCCCACTGGGGTACAGCACCAAGAAGAACTTGAAGACCCTGGTGAACAAAATGACCAAGTACTCCGACCGGATGGAGCTGCCCCACCGGGAAATTGTCAGCCTGCTGAAGCTCCCGCCAAAAACCGAGAGCCGGCTGCACCGGCCCTTTACGCCGGCCCAAATCAAGGCCCTATGGGAGCACCTGGACGATGCCGGAGCCCGGATGGCACTTATCTACATATATACAGGGCTTCGGGCCACGGAGCTGCTGAAGATCAAAACGGAAAACGTCCACCTGGATCAGCTGTACATGATGGGCGGTATGAAAACCGCCGCCGGCAAGAACCGGGTCATCCCCATCGCAGAGAAAATCTTTCCCCTGGTGCAGGCTCTCTATGATCCCAATCAGGAATACCTTGTCATGGATCCGAAGGACGGGAAGCCTATGCTCGGGTATGACCGTCTGAATGATCATGTCTGGAAGCGGTCCCCGGTCCTGCGCCCCATGAAGCACCTGCCTCATGACTGCCGGCATACCTGTGCTACCCTGCTGAGCAATGCCGGGGTCGAGCTGAAGATCATCCAGCTCATCCTGGGGCATTCCTCCAAAGATATCACAAACCGTGTCTATACCCACAAGACGATAGAGCAGCTTATCGAGGCCATCAATCAGATATGA